CCGCATCGCGAGACCGCGCTGACACCCAGCCGGTCCCGGCGGCATCGATGTCGATCTCATGTCCCGACGTCGGCAGGGTGCCCAGAGCGTCCCGCACCCCGGTGATGGCCGTGACCGGCAGCACCGGCAGTCGCTGCCACTGGCCATCGGCGGCAATACGCACCTCGCCATCCCGCACGATCAGCCACTGGCCGGTAAACGCCTCGCACAAGGCCATGGCGGTCCAGATGAAACCGGCAATCACCGCATCCTCGTCATCATGCGTCAGCCGCAAATAGGCCTTGCACTCAGCGAGGCTGACCGGCGCCAGGCCGGGCTCGGGGGCCGCCAGGGCCAGTTCTTCCACCATCATCGATCCTCCACGCGAACCACAAGGGTTCGTTCATCATTGCGGCCATCGGAAAGCCGGACGTGGTTGGAGATGCGGTACACGCGGCCGATCCGGCCGCCCGACAGCGTCGCGACGGTCTTGCCGGGCTCGACCCGGCTGACGGGTACCGTGATGCCGCCAGGGTCTGCCGGCACCACGGTCCAGTCCGATTGGGTTATGACTTCGCCGGCCAGATAGCCCGCGTCCCACGCCACGGTGTAATCGACCGTGGCGCCGGGATCCTTGACGAAAATCGCCACCGGCAGCTCCTCCCTGAAGATGGACTGTGTGAAGGCGCGATCAGATCGGCGCGGCGATCTCGATGCTCCACGGCGCGATGCTGACGACACCGCCCGCCGCCAGCGCTTGCGTCGGGCAGGTGGTGACATAGAGGAGCCGCGAGGTCGCGGCATCGAGCAGCGCAATGTGGTTGGCGGTGCCGGCAGCAAGCACCGAAAGCCCGGTCTTGGCGGCAATGGTGACCTTGCGGCCCGACACATCGCCGGCGGCAAGGGTGAAGTCGGTCGTGGTCAGCGTGGCTTCCGCCAGCTTGGCCGTATCGGCAGCGGCAAAGTTGGCGGGTTCGGCGGCAAGCGCCACCATCCGCGTCGCCTGGCGAATGACGTTCAGGCTTCCATCAAGCACATCGGTGCTGGCGGCCTTGGGCATGGCAAGTCTCCTTGTTGAAATGCTTCAGAAAATGGTCAGAAGGCGAAGGTCGGCCGGGATGCACAGCGTGCCGCCGGCAACGCCCCCGCTGTCGGGGAACAGCACGCTGACCGTGGACAACCAGGCCAGCCGTGCCGCATCAGGGGACAACAGGGCGCCGCCGGCAGCCGTGTCGAGCGAAGCCTCTCCCACCCGGCTCAGCGAAACGGCCCCAGCTGGCTGCAACGCGCCCAGCCAGGCCACTTCGGCTGCACCCGCGGTGTGCAGATGCCGCGCACCACTGGCGGCGAGTGTGAAGGCGATCGAAACCAGGCCGGCGACCGCGCGCTGCCCCATCAAGGCAGAAGCGGCCGCCAAGGTGATGGCGCTGTCGAGTTGCGGCATGCCAGAGCCAAGGCCCGAGACGGCGGCGTCCGGCATCAAAGTCTGGCCAGCGAGCGCTTCGAGCGCACCGGTGGCACCATTTACCAGCCTTGCCGCACCGGCCAGGTCGCGATCGCTGTTGGCGCGCGTAATGCGTCCCAGCAGTGGCGAACCGCCGATCGGGGTATAGTCACCGCCCCCGACATCGGTGCCATTTTCCGACCTGTCGTCGGCATATCCCGGCGTTGTCGGGATGGCATATTGCACGCCGCGCAAGCCGACAAAGCCCGACCCGCCATCGCGCCGGAAGTTGGTGAAGGTTCCCGAGCGGCTGAAATCGACATGGGCCTCCATGCCGCAGCCGAAATGCACCGACCAGGCGCCGACGCAGGCCGGACGAAACCCGGCTTTCAGGCTTTCCGGCGGGCCAAGGCCCACGCGTATGCCATTGGCCACCGGGTCGCTGAAGTCATCCTGCTTCGAGGCATTGCGGCAGGTCGCGTTATTGGCGTGACGGATGCGAACGGTGATGTTCGTCTGGGTGTTGATATCGGTCAGGTTGGCAGGCGTCGGATCATTGTAGAAGGCGTTATAGCCACTGCCGGCAAAGGTGTTCCCTTCCAGGATGATGTTGTCCATCACGCTGTAGGAACTTTCGCCCCAGTTGAAGAACGCATCGGTTGTGTCCGACGCATTGTTCGTCATGCTGATCCGCTCGAAGACGTTGTTGAGCACAAGGTAGCGGCGCTGGCTGCTGTTCTGCGGCGAGATGCCCGCCGCCGCGGCGCTGGCCGGGCTAAAGGTGATGGCCGCCCAGCGCATGAAGCGCATGTCGTTAAAGGCAACCACAAGGTCCTCCAGGGACACGGCATCAGTCACCGGCAGCGTGCCCAGGCCTTCCTGGGTCAGCGACGCCGTGAAGCCGTCCTCGGCCTTGCCGATCCAGCGATTCCTGACGAACGTGGTGCCTAGCATGCGCCGGCTGAACTCGCTGGCGCGCACCAGGCCGGGCCAGCGGTTGGCATTGCCCAGCGGCACGCCGAGCCGCCAGATGCGCGACCGGGTGATGTAGAAATTGATCGAGCCGGCTGCCGGGGCGCCGGTTACGATGGGCCAGGTCGTGCTGTTCTCAAATCCCGACGCGCCGCGCACCTCCACATTGTCCAGCCACACGCGCCCGGTGCTGGCATCGGTGAGGCCGAACGTGCTCGCGGTCTCGATGGTGACATTCTGGTAGCGGACAAGGCCGATCCGGGCGACGGGGGCCGACGCGCCGGTTCGAATGATGCAGTTGGCGCGCGGGTTCGGATCGTCGGGATCCCCGATGATCCGCACGGGGGCTTCCGCGACGTTAACGCCACTGGTGACGGTGGTGCCGGCAAAGCCGGTATGCGTGCCGGGGGCCAGCACAAGCCGGGCGCCCGAGGCGGCGCGGCTGACAGCGGCCTGGCCGTTGGCAGCGGCGAGCGATCGGTTCTGCAGGTAAAGCGCCTGCATGGCGGTGGTGACGGTGCGGGGGCGCGACGCGGGTGCGACGGCCTTGGCACCGGACAGCGTCGTCGCAATCATGCCGACAGCGGCGGTGAGCGTGCCGTTGACCGGATCGACGTAAACCCACTGTTGCCCATAGCGGGCGCCGGTGGGGTCGTAACTAATGCTCCAAGGTGCCGTTGCACTGCTGGCGATGCAGGTGTTGCGCAGGTTTGTCATCGTCCGCGTGCCGGCGGGATCGGTCGTCCGCATGGCGCCCAGCCAGGGGTACACCTCGGCATCGATGCGCAGCATGCCCGCCGTCATGGCCGGGGCCGCCGCCGGATCGAACTCCACCGTGTAGCAGCGCAGATTGTCGCCATAGGTGTTGTCGGTGCCAAGCGCAGTGGCCCAGATGGTTTGCGTGTTGGTGCCGTTGGTGCAGGTGAACCGCACACCGGCGCAGGGTTCAAAACCCAGCGGGTGCACGGTGCCGACGATCAGCGAGGCGCGGAAGGTGCCGGCGGTGGTTTCATAGGGCGGTAGCACCCAGCGGAAGACTGGCAGCGGCGGGGCGACGGCGGAATTGTTGGCGACTGAAATGCCAGAGGCAGCGCCTTCGCCCGCGCGCCAGCCCGCCAGCACGGCCAGCGTCAGCCCGGTGTCGCCGGCATAGACCTCTTCGGACAGGGCGATGCGGACCCGGATGATGCCGCCGCCAAGATCCGTTTCATCCAGCTGCTGCACGTTGGGGTTGAGCGGATCAACCGGCAGGCGCAGCGCCCGCGTGCCGACCAGCGCCCGGGAGAGGCTGCCGGCCACCGCGGTGCCGCCCGACTTGACAAAGCCCGGCGACTGCAGCGCCAGCGACACCCGCGGCGTGCCGTCGGGCGTTAACGGATAAGCGCCGAAATCGGTGCTGGGCGCGGTGAGCGAACCGGTGACGTCAAGCCGGAGAACCCAGCCGTTCGATTCCACCGCAGCGGCGATGATGGGCATGAGGAGCCTGTCCTTGTGCGAACTGAGGAGCGAAGGCGAACACAAGCGGGCAGAGCCGGACCGGCCGGCGCTGCCCGCCCGGCATCAGACGTTGAAGCGCATCAGCTTGATGGCGCGGCTGTCGACGACGGTGCCGCCCACCCGCTTCGTCGCGTAGAAGTTGACGAAGGGCTTGTTGGTGAACGGATCGCGCAGCACCACCGTGTCGCGGCGCTGGGCAATGATGTAACCAGCCTGGAAATTGCCGAAGGCGATCGACAGGCTGTCGGTCGCCACATCGGGCATGGCGGCGACCTCGATCACCGGATAACCGAGCAGCGTCGCCGGCTGGTCGGCGGCCAGTGCCGGCTGCCACAGGAAGGCGCCATCGAGGTCCTTCATCTTGCGCACCCGGGACAGCGTCGACGAGTTCATCACGAACACCGCGCCCTGGCGATAGGGGGCGGCCAGCGCATGGACGAGGTCGATCAGCCGGTCCTGCGGATTCGTCGCGGCAAAGGCGCCGGCCGCACCCGAGGCGATGGTCTGCAGCGTGCCGAAAGCGCGTGTCGTATCATCGGCGGTGCTGTTCGGCAGGGCGAGGAAGCCGCGCGGCTTGTTGATGCCATCGCCGGTGACGAACGCCACACCCTCGGCGCGGGCGAATTCGCGGCCGATCTCCTCGCCCAGCCAGCCTTCGACATCGAACACGGCGTCATCGAGCATTGCCTGCGTCGCCGCCGGATTGGCATAGAGCTCGCCCATCGGCGGGGCGATCTCGGCAAAGTCGGGCGTTTCGGTTTCGGGGCGCGCCGCGGTTTCGCTGACCCAGCCCGAAATGACACCGCTGGTGGTGATCAGCTTGCGATAGTTGGCCGAGCCGATCTCGACGACCTGCGCGACCGATCGCAGCGGCGACTGGGCGCGCAACACGCGGTTGATCACTTCGTCGATGACGATGGGCACCGCGACACCGCCCTTGGGGCCAACCGCGATGCTCGCCGCCTTGGTTTCATCGACCATCAGCTCGCCCTTGCGCAGATAGGTTTCGCCAAAGCTGCCGCGGCCAGCATCGGCAGCCTTGACACCGGCCAGCGCCGGACGCTCGATGGCAGTCTTCATCACCAGATTGGTAAGACGGCCGACTTCGGCACGCAGCGCGCTCAGCTCGGCACCAGCCTCCGGCACCGGCGCCGCTTCGAACACGGACTCAAGCGCGTCCGCCTTGGTTTCATAGCTCATTCAACGTCTCCTGCTGCCACTTGCGAAACCCCGAGCACCCGCGCCAACGGCTGCATCGGGAAGGTCACCACTGAAACTTCAATGAGATCGAGCTGCGTCAACTGGCGCACCCCGCGCGCCCGGTCGCCCCTGGCCGCCTTGACGCGATAGCCGAACGACAGCCCGTCGATGGCGCCGCTCTTCAACAGCGCCGCCGCCTGGGCGCCGCGGCCACTGGCAATCACGCGCGCCACGACGCGCAGCCCCTTGGCATCCTCCGACAGGCTTTCGATGAACCCAATCGGTTCGCGCACATCATGTTGCCACAGCAGCGGCAGGCGCTTGCCCTGGCCCTGGAAGGCCCCGGGCAGCACCACATCCCCGCCACTGTCGGGCACGCCGAAGACGCTGGCATAGCCAGCGATCCTGAGATCGTTCATGCAATTGTCCTTTGCTGCGCGAGGCGTCCGCCTCAGCCACGCACCCGGGCGACGATGCCCAGCTTGAAGGCGAGGCCGATCAGCAGCAGCGCCACCGCGCTGCGCACCATCCAGGCCAGCGTCGCCGACAAGGCCGATCGCTTGGCATCGCGCCACCCCTGGATCAGCTGCCGCAGCTCGACGATGTCGGTCCCGGCTTTTTCGTCCCGCAGCCCCAGCCGGTGCAGCGCCCGGTCGGCCCCCACCTCGCTGGCCTCCTCGACCAGCGCCCGCAGGGTCACCAGTGTCGCACCCTCATGGCTCGCCTGCAGCACCAGCCCCTCCAGCATCGCCGTCATCGTCCCGCCTCCAGCCCGAGCCCAAGTCCCAGAATCGCGCGCTTCTCGTCCCGCTCCAGGAAATCCGCCGCCGCCACCTGCGACCACAGCCGCTCGCGATCTTCCGAAAGCGCCGGCACCGCATCGCGATCGACACTGATCTCCAGCCCCGGCCACCAGTTGCGCAAGTGCGCCGAAACCGCCGACAGGATGCGCGATGTCAGCGGCAGCAGCGTCAGCCGCCACAGCGCCACATTGGCTTCCTTGTAATTGCTGTAGGTCGCATCCCCCGGCAGGCCGAGCAGCAGCGGCGGGACGCCAAAGGCCAGCGCGATCTCGCGTGCCGCGGCATCCCGTGCCCTGGCAAAGTCCATCTCCGCCGGCGACAGGCTCAGCGCCTGCCAGCTGAGGCCGCCTTCGAGCAGCATTGGCCGCCCGGCATTGGCGGCCCCTGCAAAGCCCGCCTCCATCTCGGTCCGCAACCGTTCATATTGTTCCGGCGAAAGCGTTGATCCATCACCGGATTGGTACACCAATGCCCCCGAAGGCCGCGCCGCATTGTCGAGCAGCGCCCGGTTCCACTTCGCCGCGGCATTGTGCAGCGCCACCGAAGGCGCCGCCGCGGCCAGGCAGCCGGCGCCATAATGATCGTCGAGCGGATGATAGCCGCGAATTTGCAGCAACCCCGCCCGATCGCCCACCGTCTCCGCCGGATACCGCGTCACCGATGTACCAGCACGGTACAGATATCCTGTCGGCCAGCCTTGCGAATCCGATTCCACCGTAATCCGCTCCGGCCGCAGCGGAAACAGCGCCGCTGGCAGCCCGTCCGGCCCCGTCGCCGCCTCGACATAGGCATTGC